GAGAGACTCAGCCTCAAGAACGGTCTGCTTCTCAAGACCATCACCAGCCAAACCTTCAGCATATTGCTCCAGACCTTTGCGGAGGTTGTTCTTGACCGTCTCAGGAGCGGTCTTGGTAACGGCTCGTGGATGCCACTTAGCAGCCATCGCAAGCTGTTTGATGGGCTTGTCCACTAGACCAAACTGAATTGCTTCAGCGGTGGTGAACCAAGTCTCCGCCTTCATTGCAGCGCGGATGGACTCGGGAGAGCGTCCGGTCTTCTTAGCATACACGCCAACCAGCACTTCAGCGTGTTGATCCAGAGCGTCAGCCATTTTCCGCATATCTTCCGAAGTACCGGAAGCCATGCCAGAAGGATCGTGAATCATCATTAGAGCCGCATCGGCCATCTCGACGCGATCACCGGCAAGAGCAATGATGGAAGCAATTGAAGCCGCAATTCCGACAACCCGAGTGGTCACCGGAGCTTTGCGACCGCGAAGCTGGTTATAGATGCTGAGACCGTCCCAGACGTTGCCACCGGGAGAGTTGATCTCAATCAAGAGCGGACCATTGCCGATCTCGTTCAGAACATCTGAAAACTGCTTTGCAGACAGACCGCTGCCGCCATACCAATCCTCGCCAATCTGATCAAAGATCTGAATGGTAGAAGTCTCACCAGCGGAAGCCGCAGGAGCAAAATAAAGCCAATCTGATTTCTTGGTGAAGCTCATTCTGTTTTCTTGGCTCGCGGCTTACGTTGCTTTTTGACTGAAGCGGTCACTTCGGTTTGTTCTACAACAAGCGGTTGTGATCCACCTTCTGACGGAGCAACTGGAGACGGAGATTCAGAAGAATCATCTTCAATGTCAATAGCCGGTGCAGCACTAGCCGCTGGACGTTCTTTCTGAATCACCGAAATCTCAGAGACATCAACCCCATATTTGTCAGCGAGTTGACGCACAAACAAAGCTTGCTGTGCTTTTGCTTCTAACGAAGAACGCCAATCAAGTCCACGCGATCCGTAGACCTCATCGTAAGTCAGAATGCCAGCCTCCAACTCTGCAAGCTGTGCAGCGGAGTTACGGCCAACATCAACATTCGGGGAGCGTGGAGCCGTAATGGCTACTTCGTACCAGTCAGACGGAGCGTCGTTGAGCGTAGGATCGCTCTTGATAGCGTACTCCATGACGTACTCGTAAATACGTCGAGCCGCCGAAGACATCACTTGATGCCGAGACTTAAACCACACAGCAGACATATCTAGCGCACCGCGATAGACAGTCCCCTGCATGGACTCGGGATAAACAAGAACGTAAGGAATACCAACACCAGCGCATACCTTTTCGGTTAGCTGACGCCAGTACTCCCGCATATTCACACCGGGACGCTCCGTTGCGAACTGTTCAAATGAATCACCGTTCTTGAGTACTTTAACGGCAGATCCAAAGACCTGTTCGTAATAGTTCTCCGCAGTGTTCTGAGTGGTTGAAGCAGTGCCAGCGCGGAGGTTGCTGGCTTGGACCTCACCGGAGACGGTCTTGACTATCTGAGCGACGGAAGCACCGAGCTTACAAGCTTCCATCTCAAGCTTTTGCAAGTCGTCAAGATCGTGAAGATCATTGATAACCGCGCTAACAAACGGAAGACCTCTAAGCTGACCGGGACGATTCGGTTCGTAAATATGGACCACCGAGTCGGAACCAATTGAGCGAACGTCAGTAAGATTACCCTGCGTCTTCTCCGATCCGATAAAATACGAGATTGCGCGTCCAGTCTTAGGATCAAACCGGATGCCATCAAACACAGTTAAATCGGACTCCATACCAACAGGAGTGGCAATCGACTGAGCTTCGATAAGCTGCAATCTCGGCTTCCCGCTTTCACCTTTAGTGAGAAGGATGAAGCTCTCGCCATCAAAGAACCAACCGCGAGCCGCTTGGCTCATCAGCGTTGCAAAAGACTGACGCGAACCAATATCAGGATAACGAGACCAAACATCGAACCACTTTTTGGCTTTGAGATTCCAAGCAGGATCGCTGGAAGCCGGTTGAACCGAGAAGCTAGAGCCAACGGTGTAGCTCTCAAACAAGTCGCCAAGCCTATTCAGAACAGCGTTATTCTGTTCAAAGAAACGGGACTTACGAACAATGGCTTGTCGGGTTGAACTCGTTACATCAAATCGAGCGGAAGTGTAAGACGTATCGAGATAAGAACGACGCAACGACTGACCGGCTCCCTCGTACTTATTAACGGGAGCGGGAAACAACTTATTAGCAATGGTTTGAAGGATTCCCATTAGCTCATCCGAGTTGTGGGTTCACGGCGGAATTGCGTGAAATCACCGTAATAACGAGTAACCGCCACCAGAATGGTCCCAAGCATTTTGTTATAGATCTGGAGGTCTGACGGATTAGTGATTCCGTCTCCAGCCAACAGGGTCACGGCAAGATCGTAGTCTGACAGCAGTGACTCCCACATTTCCAACATTTCACCAGCGGAAGCAGAACCTTCACCGGGTTTAGCGAACTCAACGGAAACGTCAGAACTAGAAGTTGAGCGGACAACTTGACCAGACTCTATAGCGTTTGCAGCAACCGTTAGCTTTGCCGTCAAAGCTTGAAGCAATGTCAAAGCGGCTTTGCTTGCGTAGGTAGTACGCAAATAACTCCGCTTAGTTGCTACGGTGTAGGTCAACACTTGGGCGGACTATTCACAGACCAACTGTGAAGTCAACTACTAGAATTTTCAGAACTAGTAGATGCGAGATCATTCCAGAGCATCACCATCGCCAATTGCATCAACTCGCAGTCATGCAAATGATCGGGCCAGCGAGTGTTTCGCTTGAACCACAGATGTTTGATTCGTCCCGCTCTGTTAGCCGTTGGCTTTAGAACGTGAGAGTCCAAGTGCTTCCAGTATGTGTCAGAATCGCTTGCAAATGCCCCTTCAGCCTCAAGCGGTGCAGGGAGACTGCAAACAGTCCATTGATGATTCTCGGAGCCTTTACGGAGCCTCTGAAGAACTTCCCGCATGTGTTCAGTATCGAAGACCAACAAAGGTTGGACCGCATCAGTCCGCATCGACGTTGAAGTGGTAATGCCAAACGGATGGATTGCGCCAGTCTTGCTGGTGAATCGCGCTCCGGTTTCTCGGCCTTTCATTGGCATCCAACCGATAAGCATGGGCTTTCTCAGCCCTCCTTCTGGTGGATACCGGAGACCGCAGGGATATGTGATGGGATTAACGCTGCTCTGTGAAAACTCAGCGCAAGCGTCGTATACCGCTTGGGTGTTGAAACCGGAATCAACACCAACGTCCATGTCATGCACGTTGTATTGAAGTTGGACCCGTCGAAGTGCTGCGAAATCGTCCGCATGACCGGCGGCAACAAGACGCGAATTGCCTTTGCTCCATTCGCGGCATACCCACCAGACAAACGGAGCGGCGGCTTGTACGTCAGCGGTTAGGTAGCGTCTGGCTTCGGGGAGTCCAGCATCGGACACGATCTCAACTCGCTCTTGTTGAGACTCTTGGTTTTCCCACGGTTCCGCGAGCATACCATTGATGAATCCTTGCAATCCCATCATTGAGCTTTTGGCTTCCAAGAATGAGACGGCAAGATGACCCCAAGTGCATTTGCGGTCTGGGGAGTAGAGGGATGATAAGTGGTAAGAACGGACACTCGGCAAGCTCGCTTGATTTTCTGCAATCCATTTCCCGTGTCTCAACGCTGCAACTTTATGGGAATCCGAAATCTTACCCTGACACAGTTGGCAAACGTAGTGCGCTGACGACCGGATGCGCTGCCAATCTGGTTTTCCATCCTCAGTCTTGGCGTTGTCCCAAGTGACTTGCTTCCACTCCAATTTGATGTACTCGGAGCAATGCGGACACGGGATGTAATACCGTCGCTGGTCTCCTCTAAGATAACGCTGCCAGATTCTTCCCTCTGAGGTTGTCGGAGTTGAAGTGAAGAACGCTTTGGAGCTTGAGAATGCTTTAAGCCTCTGCTCTGCGAGGTCCAGTGCATCAGCTTCTTTAGCTGTGGCTTCGGCGAACTTGTCCACCTCATCTGCGACCAAGATGCGTACCGGACGGGACGCTAGATTTGCCGGTGAGTTTGAACCGACAAAGGTCAGAGTACATCGGTCAAATTGCTGCTCCAGATTTGTCATCTGGTCTTGATCCGTTGGGAACCGCGCAACCAATGCGGGACAATCTTCCAGCAATGGCATCCAGCGCGATTTGCTGAAGCTTCGAGCCAGATTCTCTGAAGGCATTAGCCACAAAGCAGGACTAGGTTCTGTGTCAATTGCCCACGCTAGACCAGCCATCAAAGTGGTGGTCTTGCTGGTTTGCGATCCCCAGCAGAGTGTAACCTCAGACACTGACGGATCTTTCCAACACTCAAGCGGTTCTCGGCAATATGGACGAACAGCGGTTGAGAAAGGTCCGGGATGTTCCGTTTGCCGCTGAGTCAACGTCAGGTTGGCTTCACTCCACTCGACAACCGTTTGTCGTGGAGACGGACGGTAAATCTGACGACGGAACTCTAAGATTTCTCGCTGTAGATCAAGCATCAGAACAACTCCGTATTCAATTCTTCGATCCGGTGCTTTCGAGCTTCACTCATGTTGAGAAACGCCATTCGCTCATTGACTCCATCCATCAGCTTGTCCCGCAACTGCACGTTGCAACCCCACGTTGCGTTCTCGTTGAAGATTTCAACCATCAGCACCAGACCGTCTGGTTCTAAGTGCAGGATTCCCCAAAACGGAAGCTTCGTATGCTTCGTAATCTCAAGCGCGGCATGAAGCTTACCCCATGAAATCATCCATTGGTTGCCGAAGGTTGACTCCAGCTTTGCGAGTCCGTAATTCCGAGATTTCACCTCATAGCTTCCGGTAATTACGCCAGAGTTTTGGTTCCAGATGAACCCATCAATGCGTGACGGCTTATCGTCTGCGATTGGCAAAAACCGGAGAACCGTGTCACGCTCAATGGCTTTGAGCGCGATCTTGTTCTGACGGAGAGCCTCCAACCCTCTCGGCTTCTGGCAGTTCAAGATTTCCACGGGTCAGTCTGGTGTAAGGTTTTCAAGCAAACGTCTTGGACCCAACGCTCCAGCTCACGCTCAGCGTGTTCTGGGTCATGCGGTGCAATTCGTCCAGCCAACTGCTTAGGCATACTCTTCAGCAACTGAGCAACCGCTCCATCATGGTCCAGCATCGCTTTCTTGACCCAATCGCCAGACACTAACTTCCGTTCACGCTCTGCGAGATCCAGAACGTCCTGTTTTGAGTTAATGAGATTCTTGGCGGCAGTGGAATGCACCGAGACCATGCGGCCAGCATCCAAAGATCGCGTTCTGAGAGACTCGACGGCTAGACCATAGGCAGCACGCTCAATCTCCTTCTGCCGCTCATACGCTCCCTGCGGAGTGTCATTCGCTACTTGTGAGCGGTCTACCTTCTCTTCGGCTTCCGGTGGTCGATAGGGTCCGTCTATCGGCTCTGAGCGAATGTGGCTTGCTTCGATAGCAGCCTTTCTCCTTTGCGCTCCAGACCCACGCCAAGCGTCAGCGGCTTCGGCTGAGTCCAAAGGCATTCCTTTGGAGACCAACTGAGAGACTCGGCCTTTGGTTAGACCGCTGTGTTTGACGTACTCGCTTTGTGTCATCGCAGACTTTCGGGAAGATCTTCGGATTTCGCTTTGAGCAGGTCAGCCAACCCTTTGCAGATTGTGCGCTGCTCTGGGTCTTTTGGATTCGGCTGGTAGTAACCAGCAATCTGCTCAGCCGTAGAACGTCCAGCGCGGATCTGAGCGAGATGCCAGCGCAGTGTGTGATGCCCAAAATTAAGCATAACGTATTGTGCAGCGTTTGTCATTAGTGGTGCGTTTATAATACAATAGCGAGTTTGATCGCGGAAGATGATCGGCCCCGCGCGAT